AAGTGCGCAGTGCCAACAAGGATGGCGACAGTGTGGGCACACGCACGGGCCGCCCCAGCTGTAATGACCCCAACCTGTTCAACGTCAGCAAGAATTTCGAGAACAATAAAAACGACGGCTACTACCATCCAGTGTGGATGCGAAGCCTGCCGCCGCTGCCGCTGATGCGCACGTACCTGCTGCCCGACGTGGGCGGGCGCTGGCTGCACCGCGATTTTAATCAACAAGAGCTGCGTGTGTTGGCGCACTTTGAAGGTGGCGCTTTGTGCCAGCGTTATAACCTGGAGCCGAGGTTTGACATTCACACCACCATGGAGCTGGGCATCCGGCAGATTACAGGTATCCTGCTGGGCCGCGACAAAACCAAGATTGTGGACTTCAGCAGCATTTACGGCAAGGGCGCGAACGGCCTGAGCCTAGATCTGGGTGTGGACCTAGCCACAGCCAAGCAGATTTTAAAAGCCAAGGCCGAGCTCATGCCGGGCGTGGACCATCCCGTAACGGGGCTGGCCGCGCAGATCAAACAATGGGCTGCCAAAGGCAACCCCATCCGCACATGGGGTGGACGTGAATATTACGCCGAAGAGCCGGGCTTCAACAAGAAGTTTGGCTACGTAATGGACTACCTGTACAAGCTGCTGAACTACCTGATCCAAGGCAGCAGCGCCGACGTTACCAAGGAGGCCATGATCCGCTATGACAGCCACCCCCGGCGCGAAGGGCGCTTTTTGGTGGCCGTGTACGACGAGATTAACGTCAGCACGCCATCACTCAAAGGGCTAACGCAGCGGGCCGTGCAGGATTGTATTGCCCGTGAAATGGCCGTGCTGCGCGAGTGCATGGAAAGCGTGGAAGTGGATGTGCCCATGTTAAGCGATGGCAAGCAGGGCGTGAATTGGGGCGCACTACAGAAGTACGACGTGCCTGCGCAGCCATTGCCGCAGTGGTTGGAGTGGAAAGCACGACAGGAGGCCGCATGAGCGGCGGCGTATTCTGCACCTGCAGCCGTGAGGCCCGTGTGCACCGCATTGGTGGCGCGTGCTACACAGCCACCACAACCACAGCGCCTTTAATGGTTACCGCCACACGCCCAGCCAGTACAGTGAAGTTGCCTGCAGCAACTGCGGGGCGCGGTGGCGCACCAGCGCCCTGTACGCTGCGACGCTGCCCGGATATTGTGTTTTGATTGAGAAAAAGCCATGACTAAACCGCAATATGTCTATTGGATTTGTGATGCAACGGGTGTACTGCTTCTGTATGTTGGGCGGGCGGTAGATCCTGATGAACGCGAACACTGCTTCAAGCGCCGAACGGGAATTGAGCGCCTAGTGGTCCACATTTCAGAAGCTATGTCGCTACCGAAAGCACAGATGTTAGAACGAGCAGAAATAGCACAGTTGCGACCGCCGTTTAATAAAGCAATTTACTCCAGCGCTGGCAATAACGGCCAGCCACCGCGTTCGGAAGTTGCACGACAAAACGCCAGTAAATCACACAAAGGCCACAAGTATACGCGCCTGTCTGAAGAAAGCAGAGAAAAATTATCCGCGAGTTTGCGCCGCAGAATGCAACTACCAGCAGCCAAAGCAAAAGCTGCGGCTGATATTAGACGTATATGGGGCAGCTACACACCTGCGCAGAAAAAGAAGCGTAGTCAAAACATTGCAGCTGGCATAGCCCGGCTTACCACTGCGCAAAGAGACTTGCACAGTAAAAACATTTCAAACTGGTGTAGCAAAAATCCAAAGCAATTGGCTGAACGAGGCAGAAAAATATCTCAAAGCCTTTTACACAAAGGAAGAAGGAAATAATGCCCAAACCTAGACTTGTTCAAATAAGTTCGTGGTCGTATTCTCGATACAGCGACTATAAAAAGTGTCCACAATTAGCGCGGTTCAAACATGTTGATAAGCTGAAGGAACCCGACAGTGCCGCCTACGCTAAAGGGAACCGAGTCCATGCCTTAGCGCAGGTGTGGGTGACCGGGGAAGTACCGCCACTGGACCGCGATAACAAGAGCTACCACGCTGAACTGGTGGTGTTGGATTGCAAGGGGCCAATCCCTCGTGAACTGGAAACATTTGCCGAAGAGTTTGCGCAGCTACGCAAGACCAGCGGCAAGGGCGAACAGAGCTGGGGCTTTGATGCGGACTGGAAGGTTGTACGCTGGGACGACTGGGCGCGGTGCTGGCTGCGCGTCAAAACGGATTTCCACTACATCCAGCGAGAGGGCACTAGCAACAAAAAGAAAAGCCCGCACCATGGTTTTATTATTGATTACAAAACGGGCAAGGAGTACCCTGAGCACGAGGAGCAGCGCAGCCTATACGCGCTGGGCATGTTCCTGTTGTACCCAGACTTGGCCAGCGTTACTGCTGCACACTGGTACTTAGAGCCAGGCATTGAGCGACACGATACATGGTTGGCCGCCGATTTTCCCAAGCTGAAGGAATATTGGACCAAGCGCACACACGGCTTGTTGACGGACACTACGTTTGCTCCCAACCCCACGGCCAGTAATTGCCAGTGGTGCCATTTCCGCCGCACGCCGCACTGCACCGTTTGCGGACGCGCCAACTGCGTGTGCCCGGGAGGACCACAGCTGAAAACGGGGCCTTGTGAGCATGGCTAAATGTGAAGCGCTAGTAGACAAATATTACGACCCCAAGGTCAAGCGGTACCGCAAGCACGCCACGCCCCAGCCGTGTGGGGAGGTGGCTCAGCGGTACCAAACCCGAGCCGCAGCCAATACGGCGGAACACCTAGCCCCCGGCAGTATTGTGGTGGTAGTGGCGCTATGCCACTACCACTGCAACGCCGCGCGAGCCACAGGTAAGGAAATGAGGATCATACCATGAGTAAACCATTTTGTTCTCAGTGCGGACTGGCGCTATTGCGTAGTAGCGAAGGCGAAATTGTCCGCGATCAATTGACAGATGTGCCGCTGCATGAGCTCAGTGGGAAAACCTGTGCCGATCAACTGCCACCCGTGCAGCCCAGCCCTACAGTTGCGCAGTACGTGGCCGGGTTTGCCATGAACCCGAATGGGTACGTGGTGCTGGTGGAGAAGACGCATCCGCCGTATTTGACTGGGAAGTTGAACGCCGTGGGCGGCAAAATTGAGGAAGACGAAACGCCGCTGGAGGCCATGCAACGCGAGTTCCACGAGGAAACGGGTGTGCTGGTGCTGCCGTGGCGCAAGTTCTGTGAACTGCGGTGCAGCCCGCCCGGTATGGGGACTAGTGTGGTGCATTTCTTTTACAGCTGGCAGAGCATGGAAACACTTTCACGGGCGCATACCATGGAAGACGAAAAAATTGTCTGTATTCCCGATTACGTCATCTGGAACAGTTCCCACGTAATGCCCAATCTGCCGTGGCTGCTGAAGATGGCCGTCAGTTTCAGCTTTGACGAGCGGGCCAGCTGGTTTACCGTGACCGAGCATTACATATGAAAGAGCTAGAGCGCGACGTGCAGGCCTCCGTGGTGGCTTGGGCGTGGGAGCGGAAGCGGAAGCGGGTAAGTATATGGTAAAGGGAACAAAGCACAGCGAAGCAACAAAAGCGCAAATCGCACGCAAGGTTAGCGCGCATACTGGTTGGAATCACACCAAAGCAACAAAGAAACGAATTGGCGCAGCCAGTAAACGCAATTGGGATAACCCCGAATACAGAGAGAAAATGCAAAAAATACTTCAGGAATCTTGGGGCGGAAATGTAAAACGAAAACGACAAACTAGCCGCAACATTCGGCTGGCAATGCGATTACGCGGTGGCAGCCCAATGAAGGGGAAGCGGCACTCAGTAGAAACAAAAGAAAAAACGCGCAGTGCGCAGCTGGGAAAGCCAAAAAGCCCGGAGCATTGCAAGGCTATGAGTGAGGCCAACCGTGCGCGGGCAAAGGGATGGAGTAGACGGGAAGCATCAGTTGAACGCGCAGTAGTTAATTGGTGGCGGGGAAGGGGTTTTATTTCTTTTAAGATTGATCCCCGGCACTACACAGGCGCACCGGATCGCCTATTTCTAGTACCCGGTGGATGCCCTGTATTTGTAGAATTCAAACGCCCTGATGGCCGGGGAACTATCAGTAAAATTCAAGCACGTGTTGCGGCACAGTTGAAGCAGCAGGGCTATGAAGTGATCGTTTCTGATTCACGCGAAAGTACGGTGCTGCACTTATTGGCCCGGTGTAATGAAAATGCGTAAACCTCATTCCTACCAAAAGCGAGCCGTTGAATTCCTGCTGGCACGAGGCGCAGCGGCACTGTTCCTTAGTCCCGGTTTGGGGAAGACCAGCATTGTGCTGCGGGCGCTGCTTGCGCTAAAGGATGCAGGCGTGGGTGGACGCGCACTGGTGCTGGCCCCGTTGCGAGTAGCGAATGAAGTTTGGCCCACCGAGGCTGCCGAGTGGGCGGGTGCAGAGTGGGCACGCATCGCGGATTTGCGAGTTGTGTTTCTGCACGGTCCTAAAAAAGACAAGTTAATTCAACAGGATGCAGATATCTATGTAATCAACTACGACGGACTGCCGTGGCTGTTTTCAGACATGAAGCGGTTCCGCGCTTTAGAGCTTGATACACTGGTGGTTGATGAGTTGAGTTATTTGAAGCATACGCGAACACGCCGCTTCCGTACGCTGAAGCCTGTACTGCGCACGTTTGCCCGCCGCTGGGGGCTTACCGGGTCGCCTATCAGTAATGGATTTCTTGATCTGTTCGGGCAAATGTACGTTCTAGATCAAGGCGTGGCGCTGGGGCAATATATTACTCACTATAGACAAATGTACTTCACGCCGTTTGGCTATATGGGCTACGAGTGGCGGTTGCAGGAAGGAGCGGACAAGCTAATTGAAGCGAAGATCAAGCCCTACGTGTTACGATTGGCTGCGGAGGATTACATTAAGATGCCAGCAGTGGTAGAAAACATTGTGCGTATCGAAGTACCTGCCAAGGCTCGCAAGGTGTACGACGCACTAGAGGAGGAAATGTTTGCGCAGCTTGCCAATGATGAAGTGGTAACGGCGCTGGGCGCGGGAGGGGCAGCTATTAAGTGCAGTCAAGCGGCAAACGGAGGCGTCTACGCAGATTTGCAAACGCCCGGCGCGGCACGAACAATGGTAACGCTGCACGATGCCAAAACAGATGCTGTAGAGGAACTTGTGGAAGAACTTAACGGTGCCCCGGCGCTGGTGGTGTACGAATACGAGCACGATCTGGCGCGACTGCAGGCACGGTTTAAGGGTGCGCCCAATATTGGCGGCGGCGTAGCCTTGACCGAGTGTGCCCGGCTGGTGGTTGAGTGGAACGCCGGGCGGCTGGATCTGTTGCTGTGCCAGCCTGCCGCAATGTCCCACGGCATCAACATGCAAAAGGTGCCTAACGAACCGCACATTATTTTCCATTCTCTAATTTACGATTTTGAAAAATACGATCAGTTGATTCGCCGCGTTCGTAGGCAAGGGTGTGCCCATGCAGCGGTTTACGTACACCTAGTGGTGGCCCGCAACACCGTGGACGAAGCCAAGCTGCGGGCGCTGCGCAGCAAGGACAAGACGCAACAGGGCTTTTTAGACGCGCTGCGGGCCCACGCCCGCCGTAAGTGATTGATTACAAAGCTGATAAAGGTGTTGCGTCTATGAGGGCGGGGGCGTACCCTATGAATAGGGGGGTAAGGAAATGAAAAATCTTTTAACACTGCTGCGGTTGTGGTGGCGCTGCCCTACCCGGCACCAGTATCCAGTTGAGCACGGGGGCTGCCTGTAAATTAAACAGTTGCGCGTAAGCGAACGGTTATGTATGCTGCAGTTGGCTATGGCGGGCACCAAAGCCGCTCACTAGCGAGGAGCAACAAAAAAATGAAAGTACAACGGGCAACAATCTACAGGGCCAACGGGGACATTAGTTCTATGGTGGCTCCCGCTGATGACAGGCAGTTTACGCTGGCAGAATTACAGAAGCTGGTTGGCGGCTACATTGAACTGGTACCGGGCACCGGGCCGCTGGATGGTGAGTCGGCCTACTGTAGTGAGGAAGGGCGCATTCGGGAACTGCTGCCAAACGAGCGGGCGTCCATTGCGTTTGGGATGCGACTCTGCGGGGACGTTGTACTGGTACGCACCCACACGTTGGTGAAGCCCCGCAGCAAGGCGGTGCAGTCGTGAACCCCGAATTCGAGTGGGAAGACAAAAACCTTGCCGAGAACCCCGAGCAGCACCAAGGCACTACCATTACTGACCTGATGCACGTCGTAGATACCGTCACACGCAATGGTATGTTCACCGACCCGGCAGCGGCGCTGCGGTACACGCTGGCCGGGAACGCCTACGTCACGCTGCGCAGCAAGAACACGGGCGTTCGGTATACCTACCGCGTGGCGCTGGCCAAGAAGACCGCAGAGCAGGCCGGGCTATGGCCGGACGAACGCGGCATCGTAAAGCGCTGGTTCGTCAGCCTGCTGACCGGGCCGGAAAACAGGGATGACTACAGCTACCTAGGCGTCATTGAACAGGCTAACGGTAACCGCCCAGCATTTCGGTTGACCAAGGCCAGCAAGATGACGCGCACCAGCCTGCCCGTGGTGGCGATTAGTTGGACGGTGGCTGCATTGGCGCAAGGCGACCTGATGCCAGAAGCACTGGAAGTGTGGCACGACGGGCGCTGCGGGCGCTGTGGTCGCGCACTTACCGTTCCAGAAAGCGTAGCGGCGGGCATCGGCCCTGAGTGCGCAGAAAGGATGGGATTATGAAAATCACATGGATGCAACGTTTGTTTCATTTGCACGATTATGAGATGGAATTTGATGACCCTAAGTCGTTAGTGTATACCTTGCGTTGTCGTTGCGGAGACGCAGTAGGCAGCACGAATGAAGCCCTGTGGCGTATGCGCCGACCTTTTCTTGTAATTTGCGGCACGTGTGTAATCATGCTGCTGCTGTTGTTGCCCGCGCTGTTGACGGCGCCTATGGTGGTGACGCCGTGACACAGTGGGGCGGCAACTGGCAGCACAACGGCATCATGCCTGCTAAGCCCCCGGCAGAGTGCCACTGGCCACTAGCGATTGGGTGCTGTGTGGTGGCAATCCTGATTTTGTTGGCGTGGTATCTCGGTTTCCCAGAGGCGCTCAAATGACAATTCTTCTGCGTGACGCCTACCTTTGTCCCGGTGGCCCACTGGGCAGCCCACACGTTACCAGCTGCAGCGCACAGTGCGACTGCGGCAATACTAACCTTGCTTCACTGGCCAATATCCTAGAGCGGCCGAGCAACAGCCAACACGTTTACGGACCCGACAACAATTCATACATGAGAGGAAACTACCATGCCCGGTATCAAGCTAAAACCACGCGGCGCTAAAGCTGGCCGCGTCCCTGCCGCGTTACAGCGCGGCCCCAAGCCCAGCGGCCCAGCGCCGCTGGTAGCACCCGCCACAGAGCCACTCCTGTGCCCCTGTGGCAAGCCCGGCACCAAGGTGCAGACTACCACTGGCAACTACTGCAGCGAAGCCTGTATGGAGCAGGCAGCGCGGCCCACACCCAAGGTGGGGGCCACGGTGCCCATCAACGCTCTAAAGCCGGGGCAGCACTTCAAGTGCGAGATCCCCAAGATGGGCCTAGACGGTGGCCACGTGCGCACCGGGTACCTTGTGTACTGCACGGCCGGGCGTGCGCTGGTGGAGCTAGATGCGCCCCAGCAGCGGCGGCGGTTTACTACGCGCAAGGACGAGGATGTAAATTTTACCGCCCCCGGCAGGGAGCGGGCCAGCTGGTCACCCGGCACGGAAGTAATTATTTTGGAGGGGACGAGAGATTTCGCTTTACAACCTTCCTCGAAAGGAGTACAAAATAATTGGAGTTCAAATTCAGGCAATACACCCGCGGAGGGTAACAATATGGCAACCAAGAAAAGCACCAAGGCCGCGAAGAAAGCCACTAGCGGTACGCGTGTTGGCACCAGCGGCAGCATCAAGGTGGTTAACAAGGAACATGGCGCGCGGGAAGGCACCAAACGTGCCAAGGCCATGGACATACTGTTGACCAGCAAGCACACAGACGACGCCATGCCGAAGCTGGAAAAGATCGGCGCCGACCGCACGTTTATCACGTTCGCCGTCAAGAGCGGATTCATCACGCTGACGCCGGACAAGAAAGCCGAGTAACCGCCCCACCCGTGGGGTTGTGCACGCTGCGCCGCTGGCTCACACCAGCGGCGCAAGTACTTTACGGAGAACTCAC